AAGCGCGACGACACTGGGCGTTTCAAGAAGAAGGACTAAGCATCGTGACGGCGTGGTCGTACTCAGCAATCAAGACCTTTGAGCAGTGCCCGAAGAAGTACTTCCACCTCAAGGTGGCCAAGGACATCAAGGACGAGCCGGGGGAGGCTGCTGACTACGGCACCGCTGTCCACGAAGCCGCAGAGTTGTTCATCAAGGACGGTACACCGATCCCCGAACAGTTCGCCTACATCAAGCCGGTCGTGGAGCGTCTCGCTGCCATCCCCGGCGATAAGCATGCCGAGCTTAAGCTAGGACTGCGCAAGGTGTCCGGTGACTACGAGCCCTGCGGTTTCTTCGATAAGGGCGTATGGTGGCGGGGCATTGCTGACCTGCTCATCATCGACGGCTACAAGGCTTACTGCGTGGACTACAAGACGGGTAAGAGCGCCCGCTACGCAGATACCAAGCAGCTGGACCTGCTGGCTGGGGCGGTGTTCACACACTTCCCCGAAGTGGTCACGATCAAGTCGGCACTTATCTACGTCGTTAGCGGGGAGCTGATCCGCAAGACGCACGTGATTACGGAGAAGAGCCAGTACCTGTCGGTGTTCGACGAGCAACTGGAGCGGCTGGATGCAGCGATGGATAACGGCGTGTGGAACGCCAAGTCCTCGGGCCTGTGCCCGTGGTGCCCGGTCAAGACCTGTGAGAATTGGAAACCCCGGAGGAAGTGATGACTACCTTGCTACGCCTCCACCCTAGCACCCACGGATACCACGAGCGGAAGCGCGAGGAGCACGGCGAACTGTACCTGCTTGTCGAGACGCATGCGAGTGGCGACCTCATCTCGGCTAGGTCTCTGGCGACGGGTATGCTATGTCTGCTCGACGTAGACTTTGTTGAGGCAGCCCCCGATGGCACGTGATTATCGGTCGGAATACGACAAGTACCAAGGTACTCCGGAGCAGATCAAGAAGCGCACTATGCGCAACGCTGCCCGCGCCAAGCTGATGAAGACCGGGAAGGTCAAGAAGGGGGACGGGAAGGACGTCGCTCACGTCGTCGCCCTCGACAAGGGCGGTAGCAACAAGACCGGTCTGCGGGTAGAGAGCAAGTCGGCCAACCGCTCATTCATGCGTGACAAGAAGGGCAACCTCGTTTCGGAGACCAGTAAGCGCGAACGCAAGCGCAAGTAACAACCTCAAGGAGCAAACGTGAGGATCATCGACAACCGGGCACTCCTGCTGGAGATGCCGAACCCGTCCGTGGTGACGGGGACAATCAAGAAGAGCGCGCTGACCGACGAGGGTGTGCTGGTCCACTGGGGGCACGGTGAAGCCGAACAGTTGGCGAAGCTGCGTAGCGACGTACCGTCGCCCATCCTGCGGGATTATACGTGGACCGGTCGGCACGTGCCGTTCGACCACCAGAAGACGACATCATCCTTCCTGTCGATCCGCAAGCGCGCGTTCTGCTTTAACGAGCAGGGCACTGGCAAGACGGCCAGTATCATCTGGGCAGCGGACTACCTGATGAAGCGTGGGCTGGTTAAGCGCGTACTCGTCCTCTGCCCGCTCTCGATCATGAAGTCGGCATGGCAGAAGGACCTGTTCACCTTTGCTATGCACCGCTCATGCGGCGTGGCGCACGGTGCTGCTGCGCAGCGCAAGAAGGTTATCGCGTCCGGTGTGGAGTTCGTCATCATCAACTTCGACGGGCTGTCCGTGGTGGCAGACGAGGTGGCCGCTGGCGGCTTCGACCTGATCGTGGTGGACGAGGCTAACGCCTACAAGAACGCACAGACCAACCGCTGGAAGATACTCAACCGGCTACTCAAGGCTACGGACCCGCGTCTGTGGATGCTGACCGGTACGCCCGCTGCGCAGTCTCCTGCTGACGCCTTCGGCCTCGCCAAGCTGGTCAATCCCGAAGGGTGCCCCCCGTACTACAACCAGTTCAAGACGATTGTCATGACCAAGGTGACACAGTTCAAATGGGTGCCGAAGCCTAGTGCTCCTGCCTACGTGCATAACATCCTACAACCTGCGATCCGGTTCGAGAAGAAGGACTGCCTCGACCTGCCGGAAGTGACGCACCTCGACCGAGACGCTCCGCTGACCCCGCAGCAGATGAAGTACTACAAGCTGCTCCGTGACGAGATGATTATGGAAGCAGCGGGCGAGGAAGTCAGTGCGGTCAACGCCGCCGCCAAGCTTAACAAGCTGCTCCAGATCAGTGGGGGCGCGGTCTATACGGACACTGGCGAGGTGCTGGAGTTCGACGTGTCCAACCGGCTCAACACCGTGCTGGAGGTCATTGAGGAAGCCAGCAACAAGGTGCTGGTCTTCGTCCCCTTCACGCACACCATCGAGCTACTGCGGGCACGGCTGGAGAAGGAAGGCATCTCCTGCGGCGTCATTAACGGGCAGGTCTCCGTCAACAAGCGCAGCGAGCTAGTGGATCGGTTCCAAGCGAACAAAGACCCACACGTGCTTATCATCCAGCCACAGGCAGCTTCGCACGGCCTGACGCTGACGGCAGCGGACACCATCATCTGGTACGCGCCTGTTACGAGCGTAGAGACCTACCTCCAAGCCAACGCCCGCATCAACCGTCCGGGCCAGAAGAACGCCATGACCGTCGTGCATATCAAGGGCAGCGCGGTAGAGGAACGGCTGTATACGATGCTACAGGGCAACATCGAGAACCACGAGAAACTGATCGACCTGTATCGTGAGGTTCTCACTCAGTAACTCTTGACACTGTCAAAAGTTAGTTTACTGTTCACCCGCCAACCAAAGGAGCAAACAATGGACGGTGAAACACTGCCTGCTGACAAGCTCGTGAAGGTCTACCGGAAAATCCGGGACGCCATCAACGAGAAGGAGGAGGCGCATAAGGCCGAGATCGCGGCCCTTAAGGAGCAGCAGGACAAGGTGAGCGCGGCTCTCCTTGAAATCTGCAACAGCCAGAACGTGGATAGCCTGCGTACCGCTGAGGGCACGGTCTCGCGCCGTGCCGCTACCCGCTACTGGACCAATGACTGGGAGAGTATGTACCGGTTCATCAAGGAGCAGGATGCTCCGTTCCTGTTGGAGCAGCGCATCCACAACGGCAACATGAGGCAGTTTCTGGAGGAGAACCCCGAGACCCTGCCGATTGGGCTGAACGCAGACACCAAGTACGTTATCAGCGTACGCAAGCCGACTAACAAGTGAGAGAGACTATGAGCAACCTGACCATCTTCAAGAACCCCGGCGCTGTCGCCGCTTCCGCTCTGCCCCCGTCCAAGCTGGGCCAGCAGATCGCTGAAAACTCGATTGGCGGCTACAACCGCATCGCTACCAACACCAACGGCACCTTCAAGCGCATCGTGGGCGGTGAGCAGGTCGGCAAGGCTATCCGGGGCGAGTTCAACGCCATCATCATCGACATGCTGGAGAAGCCGAGCCGCGAGTACTACGAGGGCGTCTACGACCCTAACGCCAAGGGCACGATGCCCGACTGCTTCTCCGCACTGGGTGACAAGCCCGATCCCAAGGCGAAGGACCGGCAAGCTGCTAACTGCGCAAGCTGCCCGATGAACATCGACGGTTCGGGCCAGAACGGGAAGGGCAAGGCTTGCCGCTTCAAGCGCAAGGTCGCACTGCTGCTCGAAGGCGATACCTCGGGTGATATCTACCAGTTCAACATCCCGGCCAAGTCGCTCTTCGGCAAGGGCAACGGCAACACGCATCCGTTCGAGAGCTACTGCCGCTTCCTCGTGGCGAACAACACCGCGCCTGACCGCGTGGTGACGACCATCGCCTACAACCTCGATGCCGAAACGATGGAGCTCAACTTCACCGCTGAGCGCTTCATTACCGGGGAAGAGCTGGAGCTTGTCGAGACCTCGCAAGCTAACCCCGTGACCCGCAAGCTGGTGCAGATCAGTGCTGGGGAAGCAGATAGCAAGCCGAAGGCGCTGCCCGCTGCCGAGCCGGAAGAAGAGGAAGACGCTCCGGCCATCAAACCTGCCGTTGCCAAGAAGGCTAACGTCTGGGCTGACGATGGGGACGAAGAGGAAGAAGCAGCCGCCCCGGCAAAGCGCGCCCCCAAGAAGGAAGCACCGGCTAAGCTGTCCACCGATATCGGTGCGCTCGTCGATAACTGGGCTGATGACGAATGAGCCAAGGCTACACACTGCGTATTCGTGACTTGAATGCGAAGGCCGATAAGCGCAAGCTGGGCGTTCGTCTGGGGCGTCTGTGCATCAAGCACGACGTCCCGGTCACGGTAGTCGCAGCGCGTATGGGTGTGACGAGGGCCACGGTATATAACTGGTTCTGCGGGGTCTCGGCCCCGCAGGCCAGTGTGGTCACGTTACTCGAATCCTATATCGCCAGTCTGGAGGGCACCGCTGCCTAAGCAGCTGTGCAGACGTGAATAGTCTAAGGGGGTAGGCACACTGCCCCCGTACGGGGATCGTTGTGCTATGGAGGGTTTCGATCTGTTGTCAGCGGTCCAGCCGGAGGGTGGCTGGTTTGCCGTTGTCGGGATCACTAGTAATGGAATGCAGCAAGAGCTCGTAGAGAGCAGGGAGGAACTGGATAAGTGGGCGGAGCGTTTTGTCCGCCGCAAGATGAACGTATTTTTCGGAGTCGCTAAGTACAAGGACGACTCCTCGCGCCTCAAGGCCAACGTGCAGGCGCTCAAAGCTTTCTGGCTCGATATCGACTGCGGGCCGACCAAGGACTATTCCTCGCAGGGTGAAGCGCTGCAAGACCTCAAGAAGTTCTGTAGCACCGTAGGACTCCCTCGACCGATCATTATCAACTCAGGGCGCGGGCTGCACGTATACTGGCCGCTGACCGAGGAGGTTACCCGCGAGGAGTGGGAGCCGGTCGCCAACCGCCTTAAGGAAGTGTGCAAGGCTCAGGACCTGCGGGTGGACCCGGCAGTGTTCGAAGTGGCGCGCATCCTGCGCATTCCCGGTACCTTCAACTTCAAGGGTGATGAGCCGGTAGAAGTGCAGGTGCTGGGTGTGGGCGACCCGGTC